ATCTTCATTTATCTCTTCACCTTCATCATCATAAAATTTTTCAAGTCCTTTTGGTTCACTCTTCTTTTTCTTCTTGGGTTTATAGACATCCTCAGCGGGCAGGAAGTTCTTTTGAAGATACTCAACAAACTGCGCCTGTTCCATATCCTCACCTATGGCAAGTGAATCAATGCTCATGTTCTCAATCACCTTATGGCGAATATGTTGTTGTTTCTTTTCTTTTTGAATTCTACGCAAGAAAGCATAGTAAATGATTTGTGTAAAATACGCAAAAGGATTCTTTGATTTCTCTGGATTGAAGTTGTGTGCATATTGCAGACAGTTCTCAATACCATCAGAAATCATCTCATCTCTATAAGTATAATTTATAAAATTTGGTCGGTAAGATAGATGGTTAGCAATCTTTAAGAAACATTCTCCAATGTAGTTGGTAACTGGTGGTTGTGGGTCACCTAGTTCCTCTGCTTCTTTGCAACGATCTTTCCATCCCTTCATTGCTTCTAGGAATTCAGCATTATTAACATAATGAACTCCTGTTTTTCTTTTAGCCATAATAACTCCACATATATTGTCGCATTTGTGCGATTAATAGATACATCATACTATATCTTGTTTCAATTGTCAATAGATAAATTAATATTCATTTAATTTCAAAAAACTATTGACAGCCTCTTGACAGAGTGGTATATTACCTATGCTGGGTTTGAGAATGAATAGATCTAATGAATCATCTTAGAGTCTGGAACACCGAATTCTTCATCCCATTCTTCTTCTTCAATCTCTTGTAAGTCTCTATCTGTAGGATTGCCCAGAACTTCTTCTTCTTCCCACTTTGCTTTCTTAACACAATATTCATAAAACTTTGTTAAACCATGAGAAGCTTCTGTGAGGACAATAACTTGTGATTTAGGAACATCATAGGTATCAGTCTCGGCAAAGTGTATCCATCTTTGGAGAGACAATGCTTCTTCAATCCCACTACGAGTAGATCTAGGATAGGAATTTAACTTCATAGGTTGAACAACACTAAGATAAGTTTTCTCTGTGTCATTAACTACATTACAAATGATTTCTTCACCGCTTGACAGTTTTAGTATTTTGGCGTTATCTTGAGTCATTTGAGAGTTATCCTTTTAATTTCATAATCGAATTGTTCTTCATTATAGATATTTATTCTCTCTAAAAAATGGTTAATAGTGAAGTTCTTTTTTGATTTGTGTGTAAGGTCATCTGCTATATCGAAGAGGGTAGCAGTATCTTTAGTTTCACTCCTACGCAATCCACGGCCAATTGACTGCAAAGTACGAACTCTGGATTTACTTGGACTACTGAACACGATGTTATGAAGATTACGAATATTAATACCAGTAGAAAATGTACCATAAGATGCAACAATAATTGCATCCTTTTCTTTCTCTGTGATTGCTCGAATATCTTCACGAGTTTGTGTGTCAGTGCCTCCATATACATAAAATACTTTTCTGTCTGTGTTTTTATCAATCAAATCATAAAGAACGCTTCCGTGTTTTTCGACAAATTGAAATAGCACTAATGTATTACCTTTTAGTGCAAGTGTCAAGTCTTTTATGAATTTATTTCTCTTTGGGTGTGTGACGATAAAATCAATCTCATCTTGATAATTCATATCCTTTACAAGTTTACACTCATGTTCTGGATATGTTAATACAAGAGCTCGAATCTTAAATGATGCAAGTGTTTTTTCATCAATCAACTCTTTAGTCGTGATTACTTTATTTAGTGTTCCAAACAACCCTTCCAAGACTAATCTGTGTGTCTGCATTCCATCTAGCGTTCCTGTCAAACCAAAACGATATTTGCATAAGTGTAGTTTTGTAAGGATAGTAGTCAAAGATTTCGCTTTGAATAGGTGTGCCTCATCTCCGATAACGCATCCAAACTGTTCAAAATATTTTGTGGGAAACTTGTATATTGATTGCCATGTGGATATTACTACTGGTTTTGTAACATTCTTATCATGTCCACTGTAAATCTTCTGCATATACTCTTCTTGCCATCCATAGTCGATAAAGTCAGAATACATCTGTTCAACTAGAGATGTTGTCGGAACAAGAATGAGCAACTTATCTGTTGAACTTCCTTCCAAAAGATACATATAATAACGTATCAGAATATAGATTATAAGTGACTTACCCGAAGCAGTAGGACTAAGAAGAAGGGCCCTATGGTTTCTAATAGCGTAATCCACTGCGCCAACTTGATAATCACGAGGTTTGATGTTTCTTCCATTGGATCGAAGTCTAAGTTGTCTAATGAATCCATCAAGTATTTGTTTGTCGATTTGTCTTTCATGTTTTAATTCCTCACTAACTTTATATTCTTCACCATAATCATCTAACCATTTTATCAGATATGGTAACAGTCCAAGATATAGTTCTCCTGTTGCTGGAGAAAATAGTCTGATTTTACCATCCCAAATACGATTGCGATAGGCAGGCATAAACTTTGCGCCAGGCACCTCAAATGTAAAGAAATCAGACAACGCTCTTGCAGTTGACCTTTCTGTGTCAACTGTTAGGTATACTTCATTCTTTTTTGAGACTTCTGTCATTAAACTGTACCATCTACAAACTTACGCCATTCGATAGCGTTTTTGATATCCCAACCACGAGACTGAATTTGTTTTAAGATACGTTCACACGAATCTTGACACATCCTATAGTATTCCACTTTCTGTTTTGCCTTGATGAGTTCTTCATCAGAATCCAGATAAAGTGGAATGTCTTGTTTTAGAATTTTGTGGTCGAAGGGATTGTCACGATAGACTTCTGGTGAGGATTTGCCACCATAGTATTCCCACTTCTTACGTTTGAGTACATTGTATGTACCCTCATTCATAAGAACGAGTTGTCTAAAGTTGTTGTAGATGGTTAGATATTTCTGGTGCAACTGTGCAGACTTGAGAGATTCATCACCAAGTTCCAAGTTGTCCATTTTCAAATCTTTTTCAGCAGTTTGCTGAAGTTCTTCAAGTGTCATTATATTTCACATCCTTAATAATAAAAGCGAGCAGAGTGGGTTGTAACTTGCGTTACTATGTTATCTCTACGAAAGAGACTCAAACTATGATTGTCCAAGTCAACCATTGTCTGCTCAGATATATTTATAATACTTCAAATTCATAGATATCATATTTGAATGTAACAGTTGCAGTCAACTGTTCCACATCTGTTGTTTGCGTGTTATATGTTAATCCACTAATTGAAAGTGGATAACAGTCTTTGAAGTTCACTCTAACTAGAGCATTATTCTTGTTTGTGAGTATTGTTAGTGTTGCATCAGACATAAGAGACTTTGGATTACCAGATACTACGCCTGATGGTGTTGACAACTCTGCATTCTCACTAACAGCAGATATAAACTGTTCATTGTTTTTTGGAAAACCAATGCCAGTCATCCAATTGTGAATTTCACGATAGTTTGATAAATCCTCATTCACAAGAAATGTAACTTCCAAGTCTGCAAAGTCTAGTGTATCTCCCATAAAGGAAATAGATTTGAACCTAGTGTTCATTGAAGCATCACCAGAAAAAGAAATGCCGGGAATGTTTGCTGAAGTAACAAAGTATTCTACATTTGGAACTTTCAACAAATTGAAACGAAACTGACTAGAACTTGCTAAGTCCATATTGTCTGGTTGTCTTGAGAGTGGATTAAATTCTACCATAGTTATCTTCCTTTATAGTATTTATAACACCAATAAAAAAGGGAGAACCCGAAGGTTCTCCCAAGACTTGTTTTATCAAGTTTCTTATTATGATTACATAATGTTTGTAACTTGAACTCTTCTGTAGTACACGTTGTCGTTCGCAGTGATTGTACCAGAGCGAACAGCAGAACCACCAGCAAATGGGTTGGCAGTAAGACCATAACGTGTCTTGAAACCAATCTTTGGCTGGAATGTGTTCTCACCAACCGCACGAACCATCTGAAGTGGAACGTATGGGCAATAGAACAGACCTGCATCATAAGGTGAAGAACCCTTATAACCTACTACGAAGAACTGCTTGTCAGCGGCATTCGCAGAATATGGGTCGATAAACACTTTGTAACGTCCGTTAAGAACACCAGCAAATGTGTTACCAGCATCGTCTACTGTAAGGTTGTTGTTAAGAGCAGGGGATGTGTCAAGAACACCTGCCATCTGAAGTGCA